AGTGATGCGACCCATGTTGATCTCGTCGGACTCGGCCTCCTCTTCGCAGCCTCCGGTTCTGGGTCGCACCGTGACCGCGCTCGGGGTGGGGGGGCCAAGCTCGACGATTTTTTAGGAGGTGGAGATGTCATCGCTATCGGTCAAATCGCGAGCAAAACGCTCTGAGTTGAAAGGCCGGATCACCCTCATCGCCCTGTGCCTGCTGGTGCTGACTGGGCTGCTGGCTAGCTGCACGCCGAGGCCTGCTCCCACCCGAGGCTTCTGCCCCTTCCCGTGTTCGGAGAGCGTGACGCCGTGAAGGCTCCCGAAGCGCAGGGGCCGATCGAGCTTCCCGATCCGGCCCAGATAGCGGAGTCGGTTCGGCGAATCCAGGACGGCGCTCAGAAGCTACTGAAGGCCGGTCTCAACCGCCGCGCGGTGCTGGTCCTGCTCAAGGACTCGTCGGGCATCTCCATGGCCGACATCGCGAAGGTGCTCGATTCGCTGTCCAGTCTCGCTGCTACTTACGTCGATGCCCGCAGGAAGGCGCAGCCATGACCTCCTCCGAGTACATGGCCCTCCGTCGCCGCCTCGCCAGTCTCTTGGCCTCCTCCCGCCAGGCCCGTAGGGATGCGGGGAAGAGGCTGGGGAGGGGGAGGAGATGAAGTTCGAACGCATCAAGCCGGGGATGGTTCTCTACGACGTTCACTCGCATCGGATGGGAAACACAACCATGCGCACGATGGGCTGCTGGGAAGTCCACGTCGTGAGCGTCGATGCCGAGAAGCGAACCGCACGTGTTCACTGGAACGTGAAGTTCAATCCGGAGGAGACCTACCACGAGTTCCAGTTGAAGCGGTTGCGCGAGCGCAAACCGAAGATGGTACGCACCGCCATGGGCGGCTCGCGGCTGGCTAGGCGCGGGGAGGAGTTGCCATGAGCGACCAGTTCCTAAGCCTCGACGCAGACTCGTACCAGAAATGGATCGACTCCGCCCTGACGTGGCCAGAGTGGCGCCAGCGGGAGATCAAGCGCCGCCGTCTCATCAGGCTGGCCGGCTACGTTGCCATGGTCTCCATCGCCTGCCTGCTCGCCTGGGTGAGCGTTCACATTGCGGTGGCGAGATGACCTCGCAGTGGGAAGAGGCGTGGAAGCTGGCGAACGCGACGGCTTCCTGTCCGTGCCGCACTGATTCCCGGCGCGCGGTGAAGAACCCGCTGATTCGCTGGACCGTCAAACAGGAATACTGGAACAGCGACGATGCCGGCCATCTGATCGCGGCCTCCCTCGCCCTCGACGGCGCTCCCTGTGAGGCATTGCCGTGAGCGCCGCAACCGTTCCCGACCGCTACGGCGAGTGCGCCGACTGCGATAGCCCGCAAGGCGACATCATTTGCCGCTCCTGCGCCGATGAAGAGCGGCTGATCAAACTGCATACCTGGCTCGATCGCGAGCGCACCCGCTTCCCAGGCCTCACCAACGCAGAGGTAGCTCTGATTGAGAAGCTCGCGAGCGACCTGGAGTGTGGGACGTGAGCGCCCCGCGTCTCGACCAAGCCTCGGTAGACCATCCGCCGCACTATCAAGCAAACGGTGTCGAAGCAATCGACGTCATCGACGCATTCGAGCTCGGATTCAATCTCGGCAACGCCGTGAAGTACCTGCTTCGCGCTGATCGCAAAGGCTCGGCTCTCACCGACCTTAAAAAAGCGGCGTGGTACATCGGTCGCGAAATCGCCAATCGGGAGCAGAAATGAACGAATCCCCCTCCGTCTACCGCGCCAAGCTGATGCTTGGTTTCGGCGACATCGATGGCTTTGCCAAGCCCTGCCAAGTCCCTGGCTGCGGCTCTACCCTCTCCCGTACCTACTCAGGTAAGACCCAGTGCTGGGACCACTACACAGGTCCATTGCAGCTCGAGCTCCCAGCAGGGCGGCACCTCGTACGGAAGGGGCGGGGATGAAGGTCGCAGCCCTCTACGTAGAACCAGGAGGCGTGTACTACGGCCTCCCCGATGTCGAGCCCTGGGGATTGCCAGAGAAAGACGCCAGGCTGTACGCGGGGCCGTGGCCTGTCGTGGCGCATCCGCCGTGTGAGAGGTGGGGAAGCTATTGGCACGGTGGTCCCAACAGCGTGAAGTTTCCCCGCGAACGGAAGAAGCTGGGAGACGACGGCGGTTGTTTCGAGGCTGCTTTGTCGTCGGTGCGCGCCTGGGGCGGCGTTCTCGAGCACCCGGCGAATTCTCATGCCTGGCATTGGTTCGGGTTGATCGCGCCGCCTTCAGGTGGCGCGTGGGTTGCCGCTGGCGACTTCATTGGCTTCACCTGCCGAGTGGAACAAGGGCACTTCGGGCACCGCGCCAGGAAGGGGACATGGTTGTACTGCGCCGGCGTTCCGTCCCTGCCGTCGCTCCCATGGCAAGCGAGTTCAGCGCCCGCGCGTCTTGATGATTCGTTTCACTCCGCAGAAGAACGGCGAGCATGGAAAGAAGCAGGGCGGCCGCCACGGCATGGAAACGCGCGCCTGACGAAATACGAACGCAAGGCAACCCCGCCAACATTCCGCGACCTCCTCCTCTCCCTCGCCCGCCTCGTACGGCAGAAAGAGGCGGCGTAGCGATGGCTTGTCCACAGTGCCCGCATTGCCAATCTGAGGTCCAAAAAGGGGGTCTATCTCTTATTTCTGATCGATCCTCTACGGAAGAACGAAGAGAAGATCAGAAAGAACACCCAAAATACCCAGTTAGGGGTAAGGCTCGCGAATACTCAAAAGCCTTTGAAATTGCCTGGAAAGCGTACCCTGTGCGCGTCCAGAAGTTCGAAGCCTTTGCGGTTTGGAACGTTCGGGCTCGGGAGATTGGGGAGAACGAGCTTTTGACCCTAATTATGGTTGCCCTCAATTGGCAAAAAAAAGGGTGGGCAAAAGAGGGTGATTGGTACAAGCCGCCATATTTCGAACGGTACCTCAAGCGTCGCAAGTGGGAAGATGAGCCGCCGGAGCGCCAAGCAGTCCCACGCCCGATCGACCGCGGCACCGAAGCAACCGACAGGAAGGTGGCGCAGTACCGCGAAGCGCAAGCTCGAGCGGCATCGCCTGAGGAAATCCGACGCGCGAAAGAAGAGAGCGGCCGGATCATTCGCGACCTCGCAGAAAAGAAGGCAGTCGGATGACCCCGCGCGAACGCCGGCAGCGGATTGCAGATAGGTACTACGCCGCCATCAAGAAAGCACCTCCGCTTGACTGGCAGGCGATGGGTTTCACCCAGGCGCCGCTCGTCCCGTTGATCCGATGCACGATGCCGAAGCCGTGCGGTCACTGCTGGTACTGCGAGCAATGGAAAGCGGCCAAGCGATGAAGCCGGGGGAGGCGAGCGCAATCTTTAAGTTGGACCACGGGGTCTCAATTTGGATCTGGCTTTGCCAGAAGTGCCTGGGAGAGCGGCTAACCAAGGGCTGGTCTCAAATGGAGAAGAGGCCGCTCCCGTTTCCCCAGCCCTGCCAGGACTGCACCTTTAAAGCAGAGCACCCAATGAAAGGAAAGTGACCCATGACCCCATCAATTGGCCGAATCGTCCACTACTGCCTCACCGAGCAGAACGCCGTCGAAATCATGAGGCGCCGAACCACTGGCGCTGATATCGCGGCGCGCATCCCGTCGAAGGAATGGCCGGTCGGAGCACAGGCCCACATCGGAAACACCGTTGCTGCCGGGGACGTTTTCCCGATGGTCATCGTCAAGGTTTGGGACGACGCCGAGCAATCTCAGGTCAACGGCCGCGTCCTGCTCGACGGCACGGACGAGTACTGGGCCACGAGCGTCGGCCAAGTCGTCCCCGATTCCGTGGACAAGCAAGGCTGCTGGTTCGAGCCGCCCAGGGTCTAAGCAGAGCACAGGGGGGAGAAGTGAAGAGCTTGCGAAAGACGCTCTGGGGCAGCCGGCGCCGCGAATGGAAATGGCGTCTCGCGAACGGGTATCGAGACAAGGGCGATGAATGCCCGATGGGGCTGGAATACCGTTGGGACGGCGCGCTGACCACAACGCTAGACCTCGCCGAAGATTTGGCCAGCCTGACGCTCGACGGGATGACTGAGCCCGAGGGCGCACACCAAGGGAAGGGGAAGTGATGAGCGACTGGAGCTTCTACGTTGGTTGCTTGATCGGGGCCGCGCTTGTGCTCTCCGGTTTCTGGGTGGGGAGCTGGCGACGATGACAAAGTTCGAACGCCTCGAAGCCTCCCGCATCGCCCGCGGTCAAGCCGACCCCACAGAGGCCAGTCCCACGCAGCAGGATGAGCGTAGAGCGACGAATCCCAGCTTCTACAGGCGGAGTGACTTCGGAGTAATCGGCCCCTCTGGCGTCATTGCAGATGGCTTAGAGAGGGAGACGGCGGAGAGGATGGCGGGACGGCTGGGGCTGAAGTTCGAGGCAGGGCACAAGCGCAAGGCGAAGGTCGGATTCGACGGACCGCACCGCACCGTGCCGTATGCCAGTCTTCACGGCGGCGGATTCGGCTACATGACGCCCGAGCGCCGTCGGGAAATCAGCCGTAAGGCCAATGCAGCGAGGTGGGGCAAGTGACGATGGCCGAGTCCTGCAAGCTCCGCTACGACCTGCTGCGCATCAAGCGCCGCTGCGTGGAGTGCTCCGAACGCCTTCCCCGCAACTGGACCAAGGTCCGCTGCCCCAAATGTCACAACGCCCAGCTCGCCTATCACCGGAAATGGAGGAAGGACAAGAACACCTTGGCCGAGCGCGTTGCTGCACTGGAAGCGAAGGTTGCTGAACTGACCGCGAGGGGACCGTGAGATACGCTGCCAAGTTCGACGCCTCCCATGTGGCCATCACGAAAGGTCTGAAGCGCATCGGCTGGCCCTTCACCGACGTCGCGAGGTTCGGTGGCTTTGGCTGCGACATCGTCACCAAGCACAAAGACGGCTGCCCGCTGTTCCTGGAAATCAAGAACCCGGGACCACCAAGCTCTCAGAAGCTCACGGAGAGCGAAGAGGCACTGAGGGATGCGTTCCCCGAGTTCTGGCGCATGGTGACTGACCTCGACGGGGCGCTGTCCGCGATAGGCTTGACAAAGTAATAGAAACCTGTCCAACGTATTGGAGGCTACATGGGAGCGAGAATCCGCCGCCGAATCGCCGAATCGAAGTCAGAGCAGCGCATCAAGGGCTTCGTCCTCTCGAAGCTGACCGAGGTTCACCAGGCCGTGAAAGATGCCGGCCTGTACTACAGCGGCGCCACCGAGCAACTCCTGCTCCAGCAGGGGCAGGCGATGACCGTGCAGGCCGGCATGCTCGAGTGGCTGGACAAGCACCTTGGCAAACCCGGCTTCGTCCCCAGCGACCAGATCAAGGCGATCTGCGAAGAGAACATCGCCCGCATGAAGGCCGAGCGAGAGGCGAGAGAAGCCGAGGCGAAGAAGCGCGCCGAGGAAGAGGCCGTGAAGCCTCGTCCCGCGCTGACGTCCGTTCCCGACGAATCGATCGAGGATTTCGTGGCAGCCGAGGCCGCTCGTGCCACGTTTGGAGACCCAGCCGCTCCACCTGATTTCGGCGACAAGCCATACGATCCGACGGCGGCGGCCAACATCGCAGCGCATGCAGAGGCACTTCGCAATCGCACCGGCTGTTACGCCCCTGGCGCATCTGACGATCCCGACAGGGTAATACCCGCTGACATCGTACCCGCTTCACCCGATGCAGCGCCCGCCGACACCACGGGAAGCGCGTAGGCTGCAACAGGAGTGGGAGCGGCGCCTGGCCGCTGAAGGACTTGCCGTGCTCGGTGTAGGTGGTCACTGGACATTCCCCGGTGCCACGGCATGGGGACCGGCATTCATTCCGCTGGCCGCCGATCACCTGACGCCGGCCCTGTCGGTAGCCGATGATCCCCGAGCCGTCCTGTTTCGCCGGTTCTCCCAAACAGCCCACGACCTCCCATCGAACTACCGCGGCAGACGCCTGATCTTGGCCTTCGCCGACACCGGCTACGAGCAGAAGGCCGCCGATGCCTGTCACGTTTCCCGCTGGCGAGTGAGGCATGCGGTCAAGCGCTTCTGCTCGGAGCACGACTTCGACTATGGCGCCTTCTTCCGTGCCGAGCGGAGACGACTCGGCCAGCACGAAATCCCTTCCAGTGGCAATGCCCGCAACCATCGACATCCGCCCGTTCCGCCCCGGCGACCGCGCGTTCGTACTGGACAGCATGCGGCGCACCCTCGTGCGCAACAGCGCCTACGCCGCGGGACTTCAACCCCAGGTCGTGGACCTGCTGATCGAACCCGTCATGGCGACGCATCAGACCCTGATCGCCACGCCACAGGGTGATCCTGACGAAATCCTCGGCTACGTCACCCACGACGGACCAAGCGTCATCGGCTTCCTGTACGTGAAGGAGGCGTTGCGGCAGAAGGGAATTGCGACTGCCCTGCTCAAGGCCGCTGGTATCACGAAGGGCGAGGTGGTCACGCCCCTCCTGGTCACCAAGCTCCCCGGTGTCGGGAACTTCCCCAAGCTGTGTGAGGCACACGGCTACACGGTGAGGTTCCGCCCCTGGATGGTTCTGTCGCAGATGGCCCAGATGCTGGAGGCTGCGTAATGCGCGACAACGACCCTCGCGTCTGCGATGACCGCCGCAAGTGGTGCATCATGATTGTCGGCTCGGAGCGCTTTGCTAGCTGGCGCCCAGATCCTTCGAAGGATTGCCCGCACCGAGAGCGCGCGGAATGCGACTGTGGCTGTCTCAAGGTCCTGTATCGGTACCCGTCGGAGACCGGGCACAGCACGATCTTTGGCGGCTGGACAGGCGGACCAGGCTACCGCGACAACCCAGGATGGCGAGTGCCGGTGTTGCCATGAGCGCCGCAAGTTCAGCGGCAATGATGCGGCCAGATGGGATGCCGGTCGGCCGCCCCTGGCAAAAGGGCCCCGATCCCCGTCGAATCGGCATCAGCAAGGCCGAGCGCGAGTTCCGCCAACTCATCGAAGCCGAGCAGATTCCCCGGGCCAACGACCTCCTGACCTCCTGCTTCGACGCAGGAATGGCAGGAGACATGAAGGCCGCCGAGCTGTTCTTCAAGGTGTGCGGGCTGATCAAGAAGCCCAGCGACGATGCAGCGATTCAGCAACTCGCCCAGAAGCTATTGGACGGGATGCTGGAAGAGGCACGACAAAGACGGGCTGCCAATGGCGGCACCGGTCCTTGATGGCCTTGACGAGCTGCTGGAGCTGATCGAGGACGACGCTCCAAGCGGGCTGACTGTCGAACTGCTGGCCAACGGCCACGCCAAGCAAGCCGGCGCCCTTCGCGACCTGCTCCACAATCCGAACCGCTGGCACTCCTGGTTCACGTCTCGTCGTTCGGGCAAGACCACCGCGGCAGCCTTCGCCTTGGTGCTCTATGCCTTGGCAGCTCCCCGCCGTAACTGCATCTACATCGGTCTCACCAAGGCGCACGCCTGGGACGTCATCCTGCGCGAAATCGTGGTGCCCTTGCTCGAGCAGCGGGGAATCCCGCACGTCCTGAACAAGACGCGGCAGACGGTCACGTTTCCCAACGGGTCGGTGTGCTCGTTCGGCGGCTCGGACGACATGCGACACGTGCAGACCATCTTGGGCAACCGGCTGTCCCTGGCCGTGATCGACGAGCAGCAGAGCCAGTCCCCCAAGGTGCTCCGCGAGCTCGTGTTGCGCATCCTGCCCCCTGCGCTCTCTGACTCGGGCGACGGCCGCTTGCTGCTGTGCGGAACCTGGCCAGACATCGAAGCTGGTTTCGCACTGGAGCAATTCAGGTCAGGCCGCTACGTCACGCATTCGTGGGCCATGGTCGACAACCCGCACTTGCGGGACCCGGCAGCCGAGCAGCAGGCGTACCTCGACGCCACCGGCCGAACCCGAGATGACCCCGAGTATCAACGTGACTGGGAAGGCACGCCGGTCTGGTCCAACGTCGCCACGGCCTACCGCTACTCGGACAGGAACGCATGGGAAGGCGTCACCGCTCCGTGGTCACTGGCCCTTGACCTGAAGCCGGGCAAGCTGATCGCGGCCATGCCTCCCGATGGCGTGAACCTGTTCACGATCGGAATCGACCCAGCCAGCTCGTCAGACCGCTACGCCGCTGTCGTGTGGGGCTGGTCCTCGGTCAACCCCGTCGGCCTCTGGCAGGTTGCCGAGTGGACAACCGACCGAGGGGCATACACGGTCAAGTCTCAGTGGCTCGCAGCCCTCAAGCAGTTCGTGACGCACTACAAAGCGACGGTTCAGATCACGTCGGACTCCCAAGCAACAGCCGACGACGTTGCGCTGATAGAGCATGGCCTCGTCATAGAACCCGCCCAGAAGGGCCGAGGGTCGCTCAAGCAGCGCGTGGACAGGCTGTCTGACCTCCTGGCCACAGGACGCGCCCACGTGCTCAAGGGGAGCGCCCTGGAGCACGATCTTAAGCTGGCGAAGTTCGACCTGGAGGCCAGGGCCGAGGGGAAGTATGAATGGGACGACACGGTCATTCACCCCGACGTTGCTGACGCGGCTACTTACGCCTTGCCGGCGTACATCGAAGCGGTGGAGCGATTGCCCAAGATGGCACCGCCGCTGTTCGACGAGAACGCCTGGCGCGCCGCCTTTCGCCCGCCCCCTCCCGAGTACGGGTATGGGCAGCACGAAGAGGACAGCGAGTACGGAGGACCGAGCTAGACGTCTCGGGCGATCTGGCTCAGTCGCAGGTATGTCTCGCGGCTGATAAGAGGAGCCGTCCGCTCGCCCGTTGGCTCCCCGTTGTCGTCAATGACGGGCAGGCCGTTGTACCAGAAATCCAGGCACTCTTGGCGTGCGGCCAGTGTCTTCGGGAGCATGGCTTCGATTCCGGGGAAATCGCGCAAGGGCATCTCGGCCATTCTATGCCACGAAATCCCTGTGATGCGTGGGGAAGCTGCCAGATCGCCGCACGATCAAGCGCCTGTACGAGACCTTGAAGGACGCGCCGCCCAACCTGGCGTCATTGGTTGTCCGGCCTGACGGCAGCTTCGAGGCGCAATTCCGACAGCAGGGAGAGCCGGGCTCAAGTGGGCCTCATACGCCCGCGGTGGTGGGTTCAACTCCCGCCCCTGCTACCAAGCTCGTGCCGGGGAGCATCTTCCCCGACGACCAGAGCCCCATCGACGCCGCTGACCTGACGCTGAATCCGATCGACCTCAGCGACGAAGCGAACTGATGGGCCTCACCGTCGACAAGCAGGCAACTGCCGACGCCCGCCGCAAGGCACAGGGCCAGAGCGCGGACCGAACGTGGTGGAAGGCGAGCAAGGATCAAGTCGCCCGCCAACTCGCTGCGTGGTGCAACAACATCGAGTCCATGCAGTGGCAGCGACGGTGGGACAACCTCACCTATTACCGCTATCTCACCGGCCGATCTGCCGGCCCCGCCTCGTTCAACTACTCGCCGACGGTCAGGCCAAGCCGGGCCAATATGTGGTCACGGGCCCGGTTCGAGCCGCCCCGCTACAACGTGATCCAGCAGTGTTCGGATGGCTTGGCTGCCAGGGTCTACAAAGAGCGTCCGTTCGTGCAGGTCTGCCCGATTGCCGGGGACTTCAAGGCCCGCATTAAGTCCACCAAGCTCTCTCGTTGGCTGGACGGCGTGTTCTTCGACCTGAAGCTGTGGCCGACGGTGGAGCAGGTCGGTGAAGACGCACGGTGCTGGGGGTCGGGCTTCCTGCTGGTCGATGTCGACCCGATCGAGAAAATGCCCCGGGTCACGCGGCTGATCCAGGACGAGATCATCATCGACGAGAACGAAGCCGACGCCCCTGGCGGCCCTCGTCGTCTTGCCGTCCGCATCTTCGCCAACAAGGACGAGATGCTCGAGGCGTACGGTGACAAGTCGCCCGAGATTCGAGAGGCGATCGAGCACGCTCCCAAGGCGGAAGCCGGGCTCTACTTCGGCACCGACATCGACTATTCGAACGTCATCGTCCTGCGCATGGCCTGGAGCCTGCCGAAGGGGAACAAGATCAAGGGGCGCTACGTCCTGGCCATCGGTGACGTGGCCATCGAGGACAAGGAGTGGACGCGGAAGCGGTTCCCCTTGGCCAAGCTGCTGTTCAAGTCGGTGGCCACGTCCTGGTTCGGGATGGGCATGCCCGAGATGGCCCTGGGTCTCCAGCGCGACCTAGACCGCGACATGGCGGCCATGTGGGAGAACAAGCGGCGGGCGGCCTGGCCTCGGATCATCCAGGGAGCAGGCGCCAACGTGAACCCCGGCGAGCTCGGGGACAAGTCCAATGGCATTGTCCACGTCACGGGCTCTGTCGACGCGCTCAAGTTCGTCTTCCCGCCGTGGGCCGACGCAGCTCAGCTCCAGACCGTCGAGCGGACCGCCCGCCAGATCAAAGAGCTGTTTCGCATGAACGACCAGGCCACGATGGGCCAGCCCCGTCGCGAGCTGTCAGGAACGGCGATCGAGAAAGCGGAGAACGTCGACGACGCATCCCACCTCCCCCAGCTCCAGGGGCTCGAAGACTTCGCCGTCGACCTCGGGATGCTGCTGATCGAGGCGGGCGAAGAGTGCAAGCCCACGGTCCACATGCCGGGCCGCTTGGTCCAAGAGATCAAGTGGGACGACGTCCAAATCTCCAGCAACAGCTACTCCCTTCGTCCGTTTCCCGTCGGCCGGCTGTCAAAGGACATGGCCACGCGCCAGAAGCAGATCGACACCTGGTACGCGCAGGGGAAGATCAGCAAGTCGACGGCCATGCGCCTGGAGCAGGTCCCCGACATCGACGGGTTCATGGACCTGGTCAATTCCTCGGCCGACTTCATCCAAGAGGTGCTGGACTGCATGATCGAGGACGGCGTGTACATCCCGCCGACGGGGCTGGAAGACCTCGGAGCCGCTCACGAGCAGGCGCAGAGCCGGTATCTGCTGGAGCGCAAGCCGTCGATGAAGACGCCCCAGGACCGGCTGGACCTGATCATGAAGTACATCGTCGCGATCGAGCAGTTGATGGACGAAGCCGCCCCGGCCCCTGCTCCAGGCCCGGTCGGCATTCAGCCTCCGGCCGGCGCTCCGATGCCTGGCCCGGCCGGTATGGGCGGGGTTCCGCTGCCGCCGACGAACGCTGTTCCGCTGGCGGCATGAGCCGCACCCGCACATTTCGAACCTGACGGAGGCCGTCATGGCCGATCAGCCCGCAACCACGATCACAACCGAACCCGCTCCCGCCGCAACGCCTGCCGCCGAGCCAGCAGCAACCGTCACCGAGCCCGTCAAGGCTCCATCGCTCGCCGAGATCAAGGCCGCTCGCCGCGCCCCAAAAGCGGCTGCCCAGCCTGCCTCGGGTTCGGCTGGGTCTACGTCCTCACCTTCGACATCTTCGGCCCAGCCCACGAGTGTGACGCCTGCCGCGAGTGCCGGTGACAAGCCCACGACCGCTCAGATCGACATGGACGGCGAGGCGCTCAAGAACTTCACCGAGCTGAATCGCCAGTTGCGGGAGGCGCGGACCAAGACGAAGAACCTGGAGGACCGGATCGCCGGGTTCGGCCGTTTCGAAAAGGCTCAAGCGCTGGCGAAAGAGGGCAAGCACTACGACGCAGCCAAGGAAGCCGGGATCGACGTCGACGCTGCCCTGGCCGAAATCCTGGGACAGCAGGGCGGGGCCGCGACCTCGACGCAGATCGACCGGAAGCTGCTGGAACGTCTCGACGCCCTGGAGGCGGACAAGCTGACCCGCGACAAGGAAGCCGACGATCGCAAGAAAACGACCGTCGCCGCTTCCATCGAGGAAGACCGGAAGATCACGGGCAAGTTCGTGACCGACAACGCCACCAAGTACCCCTACCTGGCGAAGTCCCCCCGTCTCGTCGGGATGGCGTTCGGCGAGTATACGACGGCCAAGACGAAGATCGAAGCCACCGAAGGCCGGGAGCTGACCGGCGAAGAGAACGTGCGCCTGATGCTGGCGACGCTCGACACCTGCGAGGCCGAAAGCGTCAAGGAGTTCGGCGCCGCCGCCCCGGCAGCCAAGGCCGACGGCGAGGAAGCCAGCACGGGCCTCGATGGCGTTGCCGCTCGGGCTGGTGTTCGACAGCTAGCCTCGGCCGCCCCGAAGAAGCTCACCTGGGACGAGTTGAAGCGCGAGAGAGCGGCCAAGAGAGCCCAGCGCGCGACCACGTAATCCCTGTCTCATAGCAGTTCCGTTCGCACCCCGCGTCCACGGCGAAGTTCGCGCCGACCAAGACGGCATTTCTCCCCGCCCGGAAGGGCGGAAAGGACGCGGGTAGATGGCATTTTTCAACGCAAACGTGGACACGCTGCTCCGGAACGACCTGGAGCGCGCGTACGAGGACATGGCCTTCGGTGGCCAGTACGCCGCCCTCATCGGCTTGATGCAGAAGGAGGACTTCAGCGGCGACGCCAAGAAGGTCCCCCTCAAGCACGCTCTGGGCGCTGGTCAGTCGGCCACGGCGAGCACGGCCTACACGAATGCAACGCTGGCCGGACGGCAGGCGTTCATCGTCACGCCGTTCACCTGCCGCGGTGACTCGGTTATTCCGCTGGATCAGGCCGCGTTCACCAGCGGGGACGACAACTCCGTCGTTGACCTGCTGCTCGACGAGTCCAAGACCGCCATGGATAGCTGCAAGATGCAGTTTGACCAGGCGCTCGCGGGCGATGGTTCGGGCTGCATCTTCACGATCGTCAGCCACACGGGCTCCGGTCCGTTCGTCCTGACGCTCAAGAGCACGACCGAGGTCAACCGCATCACGGTCGGCGCGACCTACGTGACCAAGGCGACGCCGTTCGCGGCTTCGCTGGACACGGGTTCGTTCACCGTCACCAACGCATCGGCGCAGTCGAAGACCATCACGGTCACGGCGAACGCCTCGTGGGCTGGCGGCTCGAACGACACCCACGTAGGTGGCCTCCAGGGCACCGTTCAGGCCTCCACGGCCTTCGTGGTCTGGCCGGGCATCCCGGGCTGGATTCCACCGGCGGCGTCCCGCCCGGTCTCCAGCACGGCGTTCTACTCGGTGGACCGCACGATCAACGAGACCAAGCTGGCGGGGTACTACCTGTCCCAGGCCGGTCTCGGGCCGCTGGAGGCGATCGAGCAGATCTCCTACAGCATCGCCGACGTCCCGGGCGCTTCGCCCAACCTCTGCGTCATGTCGTTCAAGGTGCTGGGGAAGATCAACATCCAGCTCCAGACGCAGAAGCGGTACGTCACGGACAGCACGCAGGGTCCGAGCATCTCGGTCTTCTACAAGACCGTGGTCATCGACGGCCCCGGCGGCGCTGGCAGCATGAAGCTGGTTGGCTCGAGCAACTGGGACGAGGACAAGATCGCCGTGCTGGATGACAGCACGTGGGTCCTTGCTTCCCCGGGCAACAAGCCGTTCGTGCCCGACACGGTCAAGGGGACGCCAATCATCGACATCCCCGGCACCGGCACCGCGCTGGCCACGTATCGCGCTCAGGCGATCGTGTACTGCAAGGCTCCGGGCTACAACGGGATGATCACCCTCAGCTAAGGGGCATGAACCATGATGCCCTCGCAGGATGAAAAGACCGCCCAGTACGGACGGATCGAAATCGACCTGATGTTTACGGCCGGCGCTTCTGGCGCCGTGCCGTCGGCACTCACGGTGTCCACCGGGATCACGAGCGTGGTGAAGTCGACGAACGACTACATCGTCACGTTCGACCAGTCCTACCTCCAGTTCCTCGGAGGCGGGGGAAACATCATCCAGGCGACTCCGAGCGCGGCGGCTGCGTTCGAGGTGAAGCACACGGCGTTCAACCTCAGCTCTTCTGGGTTCGCCACCGTGACCGTTTCGCCGATGACCGCGGCTGGCGCTGCGACAGCACTGGCGGTGGGGGACATCCTCCAATACCAGTTCTACTTCACGACGGTCCCCCAGCCGAACAGCTGATGTCCCTGGCTGACGACATCATGAGCCGCTACCGCTCTGGAGGCGGTGGCGGCGGTGCGCCCGAACCCGATGCGGACGACAGCACGGAGAAGACGCCCGCCCAGATCGAAGCTGCCAAGGCGCTGATCGCCGCTGTCAAGAAGGGCGACGCGAACGCTGTCTGCGAGGCCGTAAAGACGATCGCATCGGAGTACTGAGGCCGTGGCCCTCGACGACCTGATCGCCCGGGCGCGGCTCGAATCAGGGCTGCGCGCCAACGCCTACTACGACAACGACCAGATCGTCCGCTACCTCGACGCGGGCGGGGCTGAGCTGGCGGACATCTTTACCGCCGCCAATCAGCACTACGTCATCAAGGAATTCGACTTCACGACGACTGGCGGGTCTGCCGCCGCGATCGTGTCTCTCCCATCGGACTTCCAGCAGGGTCACAGCCTGGAAATCTACCCGCAGACCTACAACGGGGTCTCCACGCCGAACCAGCAGACGCGGACGATCCGCTACCTGCCCAACTGGCTGAACCGGAACGCCTACGCCGGCAACGCATTCCCGCTGGTGATTGCTGGCGGGGGATTCGTCGATCCGGTCTACACGTTCCTGGACGCCAAGCTGCGGTTCTACCCCCCGCAACTGACGCCCGCAGCGCCGTTCAAGCTCTACTACACGCCGCAATGGACGACGCTGGCCGCCAAGCGGACGTTCACCGTCGATCCGTCCGACAACCCAGCCGGTCCTGACTGGTCATTCGCAAACGGGGCTTTCACCTCGGCGGACATCGGGGCAACCGTCACGCCCGCCTTCGCGGCTCCAAATACTGCGTTCAATATCGCCTACACGATCACGAACGTCCTCTCTCCCACGTTCATCGCCGTCACGCCCACCCCGGCCGGCGGATTCACCGGGCCGGCGAGCGGAACGGCGACGGTTGCGACGGCAGGCACGACGGACACGATTCCCGCCGTCATGGCCCCCTGGTCCGAGTACCTGGTGGTCTATGCCGCGATCGCCATCAACACCGACCGGGAGCGAGGGACGGGCGAGCTCGAACGCAAGCTGAACGCCCTCAAGGCTCGTATCACCTCCATCATCGCCGTTCGTCAGGAGGAGCCGCAGCAGCCTCCCCTTTCGCGCGGGGGCGCGGGCTGGGGCGATGGGTGGGGCGGCGGAGGCTGGGGAGGCGGGTGGTACTGACATGTCCGTCACTCTTAAGCAGTTCAACCCGAAAGACCCGGACGTTGTTCAGCTCCAGCAGAACACCGCCGACGCCGTTGTCGCGCTGTCCAAGGAGGCTGATCCATCGGTCGTGGTCCTATCGGTCTCTAGCAACACCAAGCTGGTGGGCAACGAAGACGTGGTCTTGGTGGATGCTTCGACGGCCACGTCGCAGATCTCTCTAGTCCTGCCCGGACCTCGCCAGCTCAAGACGATCTTGACGGTGAAGGTCACCAAGACCGGCTCGCAGTCGGTCATCGTCAAGGCCACCGACATCCCGAGCGTCATCACGATCGACGGCGGTTCGAGCATCACGCTTCAGAGCGGCTCCATTCGCGTTGTGAGTGACGGCCGCAACTTCTGGACGGTGTGACGTGGCAGACAACGCGCTCACCCCTGCCGTCGTCGACATCCCGTTCTGGTCGCTGAACCAGACGCCGCCCGATCACGCCGGGCCGACGGGTCGTCTGGTCCAGCTTTACGACTCGATCGTCACCCACTACGACGCCAGCGGGCAGAAGAAAATCCTGATCGACCCCCGCCAGGGGTTTGTGTCGCTGTCCAATGTGCTCCGCAATGCTCGGACGGGGGCAACCGAGTCCGACACGTGGGCCAGCCCGGAATTTCTGTTCGCGCTGGGGGATCAGCTTCTCTCGATCTGCTCCAGCCGTCCCCGGGTCTGGAATGGCTTCGACTGGACCAACTACGGCGGCACGGCCGACTCGGTCTATCCGAGCTCGCGCGTGGTCACGCAGCGGCTCTCCGAATCGGTCCTCCACACCGCGAACGACACGATCGCTGCTCCTGACCATGCGTGGCTTGGCGGAGTCACCTGCTCCGTCTGGGTCGAGCAAGAGTCGAACGCGAAAGGCGTTCCGACGACTACGTCTGCATGGGTCGGATTCCGAGCCGATGACGGGGCGTGGGTTCGCGTGCCGTCCCAGCTTCGGACCGCGAACGCGACGACGCCTGATTTCGTCGTGGCCAAGGTCGTCACCGATGGATCGAACTTCTGGGTCGTCTACAACACCGGTCCGCCTGAAGTCGCTCTCTTCACCGCCAACTGCTACGACATCCACGGCGTCCTACTGGCGACCAGGAGCGACATCACGCGGTTCTGGATCGCCGCTCCGGGATACTGGGACCTCTACGGGTCAAACATCGCTGGCGTTCTCCTGGCCCAGCCCGCGGCCTACAACGCCGTCGCAACCGATGTGCACGTCAACGTCAAGAAGCTGGCCCTGAGCGGAAGTACGATCACGGTCACCAACAGCGCTCTTTCGTCGGCCCACTGCATGGGGCCGGTTTCATGGCTGACGAACGACCTCTCCGGGAACTTCGTTTATCTCGCAACCGTAGGCATCCCGCTGGCGGGGGCACATGGGAGACTCTGGGCGTACGAAATCAACTCGTCCACGCTTGCGCAGACGCACGAATACGACGTGAACGAGTTCCCCGAGCTGCTGCCGGATTCAATGACGGGGTGGGTGGAAGATGTAGCGGGGTCCCGCAAGGTCAACATCTCTTACTCGGTACTCGCGCGGCTGCGCTCCGACGGAGGGCCACCCTACGATCCGCAGACGCGATACACGCGTACGGTGTTCTGCACGCGGACTGACTTCGCAGACGTTACCCGCCAGACCAATGGCGTGATCCAGCAGTCCAGGGCATTCGCCATCGACGGCGAGTATCACGCCTATACGTACTTCCAGAGCGGCAGCGGGCAGGCGCTTCCTGGCGCGGCGGAGACCGTTCCCGTATCGGGTGGGGACTACTTCATCGGTGACAAGGTCCAGCCGTTGACGTTCACGGGAGGTGGAACGGATGGTCCGCCGTTCTCTCCACGTGTCGCAGGCATATTCACGGGACTTGCTGGCTTCACGGGAAAGTTGATCACGGGGACAGATACCGTCGCGCTGACCGACTCGACCACCGCCGGACTAGCAGGACTGCCGGCAAATACGCCGGTCTTGAAGTGGACGTTTGCAAACGCCACCCCAACCATCTCTCGTGATGGCGACATCTTGAAGGTGAACAGTTCCAGCATCCCGTCCGCCAATTTCCAATGGGACATCTACACCGGGTCGGGGGCTGGCATCTGGTATACGGCGACCACGAACAGGCTCGGAGGCACGGTCGTTCCGGGGACGTTCACGGCTACTGGCACCGTCGACGTCATTCAAGTCGCCCGGTACACGCTTCCTGCGCTCAGCACGGATATCCCGCCTGATGTAATGGGTCTGTTCGTGCCGGGCGGGACGATCACGATCGCGGGGGCGAGCAATCCAGCCAACAATGGAACGTTCACGCTGATCAAACGCGATTCACTTTTGACCGGACTGGATAACCTGCCGCTGTCCAGTTTGGCGCCTGCCGGCGGCTCGTTGTGGTGCGTTCTGACCACGCAGGTCTCCGATGGCTCATTCTCAGGCACCGCTACGGTCTCTGCCTCAAATCCCTACTTCTGGTTCTTCGGTGGCGAGCTGTTCACTGATGCCGACCTCAATAGCTTCCTGACCATCACCGACAACCCGGTCACGGAGAACAACGCCGATCACCTCGACGTGATCACCGCTAGCGCATCGACGTCGCTAGAGGTTGACCATGCGCAGGCCGCCGCCACTGTTGCGCAGATCTTCTCATCTCCCCCGCCGTTTCCGACGGTGAGCTTGAATCTCAAGGACGACTCGAAGGCTCTCACCTTCGTCTTCTCGGCCGAGACGTTCGATTACACGTACCAGGGCGCGTCCCTGTCGATCACCGGGGCTCAGCATCCATCGGTAAATGGCATCTACAAGATTACCCAGGTCATCGACGCGCAGACGATCCGAGTAGTATCGACGAGCGGTGCCACGGGCCAGCGCTCCGAGACGTTCGGCGGCGACTTCAGCTTGCCTACCGTTGTGATCCAGCGGGGAACGAACGTCCAGCCCCAGACTCAGCCCACGTGGTTCGTCACGCCGCTCACCGGCTCACAGCCCCAAGTCGGATGCTTCGAAGCTGGCCTCGCTTACGCTGATTGGAGGTTCGACGGCGCGACTGATGAGGCGCCCGACCTCGGGCCACAGGACTGGTACCGCTTCTGTCTGTCTTCGACATCCGCCCCATTCGGCACGATTCGTCAGGTGGTCTTGCCGTTCCGGGCAACGTCGTTCACGCAGGTTTCGATCGCCACCGTCGGAGCCACGCCGATCGATATCGCCAACACGGCCGAGGCGTCCACGGTCGGACTCAAAATATTCCGCTCGCAGGGCACCGGGGAAGGCGTCGGAGATGCCGGCAAGCTTCTGATCCCGGGCCTGCTCGCCGCCGAGTTCACGCGCAGTGGGTTCGCGGAGTCCAACTTCAACGTCGGTCCCGAGGCTCCGTGGGTGGTCATCGAAGAGACCGACGCGACGACCCACTTCGCCCTCACACCGGGCCAGACGTATACGTATCAGCTCATCGTCACGACGACACTGGAGAACGGGGACGTCGTCCAATCCAAGCCATCTCCGGCGATCCAGGTGACGATGACCGGCACCAACAACGTCGTCACGCTGGGCGGGCGAGTCCTGGCCCCGCTCACTACGGCCGGTGCTCCGGTCGCCAACACCTACGGCGTCACGAACCACCGCAACACGACCTATGCGATCTCCCGATCTACGGTCGTCAACGGCGTTCCCTCGACGCAACTCCACCTCATCACGAATCCCGGGGCGCCGAACGCGATCTTCAACGGCACGCCGCCGGGCTCGGGCTTCACCTTCCCCGATCAGTTCACCTGGAACTACCGCGACTCGAATCCTGACGCTGGTGTTCAGACAACCGAAGTCATTTACGCCGGCACACTGGGGCAGGGGATCGCCCCTCATTTTCCCTGTCCTCCCTTCCGCCATGCCACGACGTGGGCGAATCGGCGGTGGGTGGTCGGCTACGACGGAGCTGTCTGGATGTCGGCCGAGCTCCAGGACGGGGAGGACACGTGGTTCTTTCCCGGCTTCCGCTACCCGTTCCCAGAGGAAGACCCGGCGGTGTGTGTCGTCGGGTTCGAAAACTTTCTCTTCATGTTCTGCGCGAAGTCAATCTGGCGCATCGGGATCACCGAGCTGCCGAATGCGACGCTGACGTCTGGCTCGATGCCGCCGCCGGTGAAACTGCCGTGGGCGATGGGCTGCTCGGGCTATGCCGTGGCGATGTCGGACGTCGTGGCGTACTCGTCCAGCGTCGACGGGGGACAGCAGGTCTGGGCGATCACCCGCAACCTGGCGAACGTCTACCTGTCCGAGCCGATCAGCGACACGTTCACCGACAACAACCTGGTCAGCGGGATGGCCGTCGACGGGAAACAACGGCTGCTCGTCCTGGCCAACGACACGAACGTTCGCGTCTACGATCCCATTCCACGCGAATGGTACGTCTGGCGCATGCCTACGGTCCCGAACCTGATCGCGTCCTACCAGGGACAGCCGACGTACCAGGACGGCGCGTTCGTGGTGCAGCAGTCGGATTCTCAGTTCGTCGACACCTACAACGGCTTCGTCACCGACGTCATGATCGATCTGACGCTCTCCAGCCTCACGTTCGCCCAGGTACGAGCGGTGAAACGGCTGTGGGAGGCGCAGATCATCGGCGAGGGACACGGGGCCTGCAACATCAACGCGGTGATCTCGTATCCCTTCAGCACGGAGCCCCCGACGACGTTCGGGCCGTCGCTGGTCAACGGTGTCGGCGATCTACTGCTGGCCATCAACCCGGCTGTCGAAGACGCGGGGGAGTTCGTGATCCGCATCTTCGGTTCGGTCGAGGGGATCGGCTTGCCCGGCCGCTGCTTCTCGCTCGAGATGCTGTCGTGCGAAGTCGGGCTAGACTCTCGCCAGGGCCTTCGAAAGCTGCCCGACGGGTTCCGCTTGGTCGGGACCTAGCGCTTCATTGCGCGGCCATCTTGAGTACGTAGCTGGCCTTCCCACAGGGTACGTCCGCGACCAGATAAGCGGTGCACACGCCGCCGCCCTCGGCCGCTGACATCAGATATGGGCCGTTTGGATTGCCCGATCCGTCGGTGGTGTATGCGCCGGACACCTGAATCGTCTGCGGGGCCCCGGCGCAACCGGACGTCAACGTCGCGGTCCCCGTCCAGTCGGAAGCATTCAACGGGCAGCCGCTATCATCCAGCGGCCCAGTGACGGCACCGCCGCACCCGAAAAGAAGCAGGGACAAAATCGCAGCTCGCCACATGCCTCAAGCGTTCACCCATTCGCTGCGACGCGCAAGCTAGACGCCCGTTCAGGGAGCCACGAAATCCCTATGTGGCATGGCCGGTGCACTGTCCGGGCTCGTTTCGGGCCTGCTGGGAGTCGACAATCCATCGACCGCCCAATACGGCGGTGAATCAGACGAACTTCGCCGCCAGCGAGAGGCAGCGGCGGTCCAGCAGGCGCAGAACTATGCCGGGGAATCAGGCCTCGCCGCCGGTCTTGGCAGAACGATCAACGGCACCGCCGGTCCTTCGGTAGCGCAGACCCAGCTTCAGCAGGGGCTCGATACCTCGAACGCCGCAGCCATGGCGGCCGGAGCCGGCACAAACGGCGTGAACAGCGTCCTGGCGCGCTACCAGGCCCGCCAGATGATGGGAGACCGCGCCGCCCAACTCCAGCAGCAAGCAGCCATGCTCCACGCGCAGGAAGTCGCCCAGGCCCAGCAGCAGCTTGCCCAGCTCCGAGCCGCGATGGGGGGACAAAACATCGGCCTCTACGGAGCCAACCTCCAAGGCGGACTCGGCTACGACCAGCTCAAGGCCCAACTGGATCAGGCGAACGCCCAGCGGGACACCGTCCTGGGAGCCGCTGGTTTGTCCGGTCTCTCCCAGCTCGGGGCCTCATACTCCGGCGGCAAGGGCGGCAGCTCGGGAGGTTCGTAGCCCGTGTCGGCGCCATTCGCGTTCGACCCGAACATGCCGGGGGCGGTAGACCTCGGTCAGGCACAGCAGCAGGCGGCGAACTTCATGAACTCGCCCGCCCCGGCGCCCGTTCCTGACGCGCTGCCCGGCCCTGGCACAATTCTTCCGCCACTCACGACCTCCAGCGCCGACCTGGCTGCCGGGCTCATGGCTCGCCAGCCGAACGCCGTGGTTGCGGTCCCGCCCCGCCCGCAACCCGCCCCGCTCCCGGCTCCCCTTCCTGGCGCCGCTCCGCTGGGCGCTCCCCCGCCGCCTGCCCCGGCCATGCCCGCCCCGGCTCCCGCCCGCGCGCCGCGAGGTGGCGGTGGGGCCCAGCGGACTGACTCGCTCGAGCAGGACATCAACAAGATCGGCCAGCAGACCGAGGCCGGGATTCAGAAGGTCCAGCAGGCCAAGGCCGAGGGGAACGACGAGCTGGTCCGAGCCCAGCAAGACCTGTCCGTCCAGCAGCGGATGGACGCCCAGGAGCTCGCCGGCCGGCAGGAGCTTTACCGCGTAGCGAACGAGCATGCCGAGGCTCAAGAGCGTGAAGCACTCCAGAAGGCCCGCGACTACACGATCCCCGACTTCTGGAAGGGTGCCGAGGGGTCCCGGGTTGGGTCGGTCATCTCCGTCGCTGCCGGTGCGATCTCGGCCGGCATCTTGGGCGGTCCCAACAACGCCCTGGCCACGATCAACAAGTACACCGACGACTACTTTCACAAGCAGAAAGAGAAGATCGACAACCTCTACAAGTACGCCGAGCAGACCGGACGCCTGAACAGCGAGACGCGCATGCGCTACGCCCAGGAGCTGACCCAACTCCAGGCCCAACACGTTGCCGTGCAGCAGTCGATCATCACGCGGATCGAGTCGGTGAAGACCAAGAACCAGGGCCTCGTCGACGAAGCTGGTCTCGATGGCCTGCTGGCAGCCGCCAAGTCCGATCAGGTCAAGCGCGTCGAAGACTACCGGACGAACAATGCCCACATCGCCCAGATGAAGGCGCAGACGGCGGCTAGCTACGCCAGCGCGGCAGAGTCGCGCGCGAAGGCTGCGGCGGCCGGGCAGGCGGCAGCAGGCGGCAGTCCCAAGCTTCTCCTCCAGCTCTCTGGGCAAGTCCAGCAGCAGATCGACAAGGACCCAGAAGCAAAGGAAACCTTTAAGGCGCTTCAGAAGTACCAGGAGGCGCAATCCGCCCTTCAGTCGGGAACAGGCATCGGGAACAAGCTGGTGATCGACGAGATCACGAAGGCCGCCACCAGCCTCGGTGCCCGCCCGCAGTCGATCAAGGTGTTCGAGCAGGCCACCGGCGGGGCGTGGGAACGGCTCAAGGGCGACATCCAGAAGCTTCAGACCGGCAATGCCCTGACGCCCGATCAGGTCGCGAACGTCCAGAAGTTTCTCAACTACACGATCCAGGAGAAGGAACAGAAGCTCCAGGGTGTCCGCGAGCGGATTGCCACCGGCATGAAGGCCAACCCGGCCTACTCGGCGCATCCCGAGGTGATCGAAGGTGCCCTGTCGCAGCATTTCGGAGCCCAGAAGGCCGCGCCGACGGCTGCCCCCGCTGGCGGTGGACCACCTCCCGCCGTTCTTGACCAAGCCCGCCGGGCTCTGTCCGATCCGAACGCCCCGCCCGCGCTCAAGGCCAAGGCCCGGCAAATCCTCGGCGTGGGAGCCTGATCATGGGCGACTACGACGCGCTCTCCGCTTACGAGCCAGCGCAGGGCGGCGGGGGTTATTCAGACCTCGCCATGTACCAAGTCCCCGGCTCCCAGCCGGCGCCCCAGGAACAGCCTGGGACCGGGGAATCAATCCTCCGCGGCGCGTTCCAGGGGGTGACGCTCGGGTTTGGTGACGAGCTGACGGGGCTCGTTCGCTCGCTCGTCGACAACACGAGCTACCAGGAGAACCGAGACGCCGCCCGGCAGTTGAACAAGAACGCCCAGGAGGCGCACCCATTCGCTTATGGCGGGGCGGAACTGGCTGCCGGGCTGGCAACCCCCATCCCCGGCCTCGGGGCCGTCAAGGGCGCTGGCGTTGCGGCACACGCCCTCCACGCCGCTGCTGCTGGTGGGCTGGCTGGTCTCGGCGCGTCGGAAGCCGATCTGATGAAGGGCGACTTCGGCGGGGCCGTCCACGACACGATCCAGAACGCCATGATCGGCGGCGCCCTGGGAGTCGTCGGGAGCAAGCTCGGGAAGGTGGTAGGCGGGGCGGCTGAATCGTCGGAGGAGCGGGCGATCAAGGCCCTCGCCGGGGGAGAATCCAAGACCTCGGGAGCCGCTTGGCAGAAGACCAAGCGCATGGTCAACAACCCGGAGACGCGCAACATCCTGCGCGAGCCGGTACAGCTCGAAAACGACGCCGGGAAGACGGTCACGACCACCCTGGAGAAGTCGGCTGGCAAGTCCCCCGACGTAATCCAGGGGATCGTCGACGAGCAGACCTCCCGCATCAATGGGGAGCTTCGCCCCATCTACGCCAAGGCGGACGCCAAGAGCGGAGGAGTATCGCTCAAGGACTACATCGGCCACCTGGACGAGCAGATCGCCAAGACGGCGGACATGGCCCCGGCGGAAGCCCGGGTCTACAAGGCCGCGATCAGCGAACTCAAGGAAAACGCGATCCAGCAGTGGGGCCAGCGCAATCCGAACCTGCTCCAGGCGCTCGAAAGCTCCGAGGCCCAGCAGCCCCAGGTTCGCAACGCCATCATGAAGCAGTTCGACGTCAAGATTCCCTCAGAAGACGTCCGGGCCGAGGCTACGGCGCTCCAGAAGATCGGCTTCAAGACCGTCGATCCCCTCAACCCAGGTCTACAAACCCAGGTCAAGCGGGACATGGGGAACATGGTCCGGGACTTCGTCAACGGTCACGTCATGCAGACGCTGGGGGGCGAGGATCACTCCAAGCTGCTGGGCCTCAACAAGCGCATGAACGCCTGGCTGGGGGTCGGAACCGTCGCGGCTGCTCGGGCCGAGAAAGAGGCGGCGGGACGGGTATCGATGGGCGGGCACGCCTCCAAGCTGCTCGGTCACGGTTCGTTGCTCGGCGCTGCCGCACTGGCTGCCCACGGCAACATCGCCGGGGCGGTTGCCGCCTATGCACTACCGAAAGCCATTGAACATGGCCCCGCGGCTGCTCGAGCGGTCACCCGGGGAGTCGCCGCAGTCGATACCCGGCTCAAGGCGGTGGCGGACGCTGCCGCAGCGGGGAATCCGTTCGCCCAAAAGCTTCTGGCCGGTATTCGCCAAGCCCCGGGAGGCGCCGCCCGGCTGGCTGCACTGGAGCGCGGCCAAGGTTCGGCGCCGCAACCCGCACCGGAGGGCCAGCCAGATGCCTCTTTCGTCCTCGCCCAGCAATAAGGCCCGCTCAGCCAACATCGCGACGGAGATCGCCGCCGGAAGGCCGACCAAACAAGCCGTAGCGATCGGCTATTCCAAGCAGCGGGAAAACCGCAAGAACGCCCGGGGGAAAGTCACGCTGGAGCAGGTGAAGGCAGAACGGCGAAAGAAGTCATGACCGAGCTGCCTCCCATCGATCCCGTCGAAGCCCTGATGGTCACCGTCGGGCTCAAGGCGATCATCTCGCGCCAGGTGGAGAAGTTCCGGAAGTCAGACCTTCGCGAAGCCGCTGAGCTGCCGAAGGAGATCACCGACCTGGCCAAGAAGCTGGTAGGTGATGAACTTCGGGGCGGGGGAACGTCCGATTTCAACTACCGCGGCATGCTCAAGGACCTGGCCCGGGGCTGGGACTCGGAACAGGTCGAGGAGATGATGGCGCAGTTCCCGCCCGAAATCGGCGAGCACACGACCGGCTTGGTCGTTCGAGCCAAGGCCGTCATCGATGCCCTGACCACCGACTACCCGCAGACGAACTATGTGACGGCCACCGGGTCGATCAACCTCCTGCCGTCGGACAAGAAGATCTTCAAGTTCGTTCAGGTGCTCGAGGTTCTCTGCGATCCGCTCTCGGTGTTCAGCCTCATGGCCGACGGGGGAATTCTGGCCACCCAGGTGGCGATCATGCGGAAGGTCTACCCGACGCTATCCCAGGCCATCGACGCGGCCCTGCTCGATGCCACGGTGACGGCCAAGGCGCGATCCAAGGCGTTCGAGCTTCCCCCCATCACGGAGATCGGAGTCCGGCGCTGGTTCAACCAGGGACCCCTGTCGAAAGACGGGCTCAAGAAGTCCCAGGACAGCGTGGCAGCGGCCAACCAGCGCAAGGCGGCTGCGTCAGCCCCTCCGACCGGAGCCCCTATCCCACGCGCCCAGCAAACCCTCGCCCAGAAGGTGGAAACGCAAATCTGACCACGAAATCCCTGTGTAGCAGCCCATGGCTGACATGTTCTACGGGGATGGGGATTCCTGTAACACCATCCCCACGCAGGCGATTTCCGGGACGACGCCGGTCGTCAGTTTCGTCGAGATGCGCCGCCTGGACGACGTCTCGTTTCAGCTCATCACGTCCGGCACCGTCGCCGGGACCTGGCTGATCGAGGCGTCCAACAACTTCGTGGCCGCCATGAACGGCAACGCCTATGGGTCGGTGTCCAACGGCACGGCCACCGGGACGTTCACGGACGTCACGGCCATGTTCACGGTTCCGGCCGGTACGGCGATCGTGAACCCGGCCGGCTCGACAACGAACCAGTTCGTCATGCCGAAGACCCGGATGCGCTGCCGCACCCTGCGGATCACGTTTACGCCCTCGGCGGGGGCGGGGAACGTCACCGCGCTCGTCAACGCCAAGAGCTGGGGCTGACAGTGGGACAGACGAACGTCCCGACCGATCACCTGGACCTGGTCCCTGGTCCGACGTCGCCAATCAGTGATCCGAATTCGATTCGGCTCACGATGTCATCCACTGGCGTACAGGCCAGCGTCAATGGAGGAGTCCCAGCGGCGATCGCTGGCTCCGTTGTCCTGAGTCCTTTCCAGGGCCGAATGAACACGCTCTGCAACTCCCTGGCTACGTTGACCGGGAAGCGCTGGCTCGCCCTCGGTACCTACCCGGCCGGCGTGGCGATCGCGTCGCTGACGAACAACCAGACCGCAATGTCGGGCGGCGGGATCAAGGCAACTGCCACCCCCCTGGCGTTGACCAACAGCCTCGTCCAGACGCCGAAGACGCTGCCTTGGTTCGTTGCTGCGCGTGGCGTTGTGACTGGAACGTTTACCAGCACGAACTACGGCCTGTTCGGCATCCACGATGGTACCAACGATTTCGCCAGAGCGGGTTACGCGGGCGGAAACTCGAACAGCTTCTGGTACGTCGAGGTTTCCCACGGTGGCGTGGGAACCGTGCAGCTCAGTTCCACCGCGCTCGACAACAACGTGCACGACTTCGCGCTGTTCTACGACGGCTCGACGGCGCTGAAGTTCTACCTGGACAGCGTGTTGATCGCGACGATTTCGACGCTGACCAACTTCCCCACGACCACTCAGGTCATCATGGCGATGGCCAACGTAACCGCCCTGACGCTCACCGAAATCTTCTACGCCTTCAACGAATCGTAGGCCGGGGCTGAAATGGCCGAGAGTAGCAGCGACCATTTCGACCTCTATCCGGGGCCGAATGTCATCAGCCCGCCGAATGCCGTTCGTTTGTCGATGGGGTCTGCTGGTTTGCAGGCCAGCGTCAACGGAGCGGCGCCGGGGCCGATTGCCGGCCAAACAGGCCTCATCTCCGGAGGCACAAGCGGCGCCGACCTAACCAACGCGATCGCTGCCGCAAATGCCGCTGGCGGCGGAACCACGATCGAGCTTGGCAAGGGTACCTACAACTGGATAGCGAAGGGGACGGCCAATCAGAGCGCGATTCAGGTCGTCGGGAATGGCCCCGGATCAACATTCTTGCGGCTCGACGATGCCGGCGGTTTGGCCGGCGACGATGCGTTCCTGGTCAACTCGGTCCTAAACTTCGCGCTCCGAGGGATGACCGTCATCGCGGCTAGCCCGCGCACCGCCGGCTCGGTCGTGAAGGTTCTGGGCGTCAACAATATCACCCACACCCCGGCCCAACGGACCCGTCAGTACACGATCGAAGACGTGGACATGGAGGACCAATTCAACGGCGTGGTCTTCAACGATGGTCCCGCAAACGCTGGAGCATGGGGCGGGTTCATCAATCGGTGCGAGTGGGTCAGGTTCAACACGGGCGGCGTTGGAATCTGGGTGAACAGCCCGCACGGCGGCCAGCACTACATCTCGAACCTCAAAACCTACAACTCCGACTCCATCGCCGACGCGAGCCGGGCCCTTGCTGCCATCCGCTACCAGGGCGGGGCCGACCTCGAGCTGGACAACGTCAACACGATCTACTTCCGCACCGGGCTTCTGATCGACCCGACGACGTCAGGGGCAAACGTCACCATCGCCCGCGGCTGCGAGTTCGACAACAACACCCAGGCCAGCGTGAAGATCGCCCCGTCTGGAAGCGGGAGCGTCCTCGGCGTCACTGTCGCCGATGGCTGGGGATACACGCCTGCCAGCACGGGTCAGCCGTGCATTCAGATCGACGGCGGCGAGGCCATCATGATCACCGAGAATCAGTTCTGGGGTTGCCTCCAGGGCGTTCGGGTGAGCGGTCCTGCCCGTCGGGTTCTGGTCAGCAAGAACGACGCATCTGGGTCAACGGCAGGCTTCTACGCGACGTCCAGCGCTGCCGGGTTCCGTTTCCTCGGCAACGTCTGCAACGTCCACGCTGGCGTTACGCCGACGGTCGGCATCCAGGTTGACGCCGGCTGCGACCACTACGTGGTTACTGACAACGACGTGCACGAGGCAACGACGCCGATGACGATCACGCCGGTGGATTCGGCCAACCGGCGCATCTCCACGGGAAACATCACAGCGTGATGTCGTCCAGCAGTCGAATCAACCTCGCCGCCTTCGTCGAACCAAGGTCGGAGAACAGCATCAAGAGGCGGATCAGCCGGGCTCGCATGGGGGCGAACCTAGCATGACCTGGCACCACGTCGCGGCTCTCATGATTGCCGCTGCCATGGTCATCGCCTGCGGAGTCTCCGACAAGTGCAGCGCCAACAGCTTCCCGCACGTTGTCCAGCTCGCTACGGCGATCGTGGCCGGAGCCTTCGGACATGCAGGGGCACAGGCCCGGTTCAAAGCCCCGAACAAAAACGACCAGCACGACCCAGGCGATGGGAACAAATGAGCCAATCAGCGACCTCGACGTCGAACTTGCAATCTGGAGAGAGTGCGAGGGAGCGCTATCGGCTCTCCAGGGAGCTTTTCAGAGAGCACGCGAGGTCATGCCTGGCCTTCCACTCCCTGCTCGTGAGGTTGCTCGAGTCGAGCTCGCCAGGATCGCAAGAACAACCGGAATCCTCATCCTCCGTTGCGCCTTCCCCGAGTACCTAGACGAAAGGAAAGACCCATGAGCGTGTTTCTCCGCATCCTGGCTGTTGTTGGAACCGGCGCCGC